AAGGCACTACATTAACAACAATATCAACAATGAAAAACATATTAGCAGAAGCTGATATTTCTGATAGTATTCCTAAAGAGTTTGCTATATATGATTTACCAGAGTTTCTAAGGGCGATTGACATGTTTCAAAAACCTTCTTTAGACTTTGATGGTGAATCACATGTAGATATCGCAGACGGAAATTCTAAACAGAAAGTCAAATACTTTTTTGCTGATAAGTCAGTCATTGTTGCACCAACAAAATCAATAACAATGCCAGATACATTTGTTTCTTTCACATTCAAAAAAGATATGTTTGAAAAACTAATGAAAGGTATTAACACATTAGGTTTACCTGATGTCGCAGTAATAGGTGATGGCACATCAATTAAAATGATTGCTACTGATAAGAAAAACAAATCATCTAATACTTATTCTGTGGATATCTGTGAATCTGATAAGAAATTTACAGCATACTTCAAGGCAGAAAACTTTAAAATGGTTACAGATGATTATGATGTTGCTTTATCATCACAAAAAATTAGTCATTTCGTGAATCGTACTAGACCAGTTAAATACTGGATTGCACTAGAACCAGATTCAACATTTTAAGTTTAACTAAATTGAGGTTTATATTATGTCCGACTTTTTGTGGACGGAGAAATACCGTCCAAAGAAAATCAAAGATTGTATCTTACCCGAAGATACGAAGAAAACTTTTAGTGAGTTTTTAAAACAAGGGGAAATACCTAATCTATTATTATCAGGCACAGCCGGCACAGGTAAAACTACTGTTGCTCGTGCCTTATGTGAAGAATTAGGTGCAGACTATATTATTATAAATGGTTCTGATGAAGGCAGACAGATTGATACATTACGAACAAAGATTAAAAACTTTGCAAGTACAGTATCTCTAACAGAGGATGCCAATCATAAAGTAGTTATTATAGATGAGGCAGACTATACAAATGCTGAATCAGTACAACCTGCTTTAAGAAACTTCTTAGAAACATTTCATAGTAATTGTAGATTCATATTTACATGTAATTACAAAGCAAAACTTATCGAACCACTTCATAGTAGATGTACTGTTATTGACTTTAGAATCGTAAATGGTCAAAGAGTTAAAACAGCAACAGCATTTATGGAAAGATGTTCTAAAATATTAGAAGATGAAGAAGTACCTTTTGATAAGAAAATACTTGCAGAATTAATTCAAAAACATTATCCTGATTTCAGAAGGACAATAAATGAATTACAAAGATATTCTGTAAGAGGTAAAATAGATAGTGGTATATTGTTCTCTATGTCTGAAGTCAGTCATAAAGAATTATTATCATCACTAAAAGAAAAAAGATTTAACGATATGAGAAAGTGGGTCGTACAAAATCTAGATAAAGAACCAGCGTTCTTGTTTAGAAGTATCTATGATGTACTTTACAAAGCGTTATCGCCAAACTCTATACCACAAGCAATTCTAATAATCGCAGGTTATCAATACAAGGCAGCTTTTGTTGCTGACCAAGAGATTAATATGGTTGCATGTCTAACAGAAATAATGGCAGGGTGTAAGTTTAAATAATGTATGAGTTAAAAGATTATTTAAATGCAATAAATTTTTCTAAAGAAAAACTTCTAGATACTGATGATACAGAGTGGGCAAAGAAATATCCACCCTTTGTTATCAACAAGTGTTTGTCTATGTTTTATGACTGTATTGCACAGGCAAACGAAATGAATGGGTACCACTTCTTAGATAAAGATGTTCAATTTAATTTTTTCATAAATAGTATAAGAAAAAAGAAGCGATTTGGTGGTAAGTGGCTAAAACAAAATGTTTTAAAAGATGTAGATTATGTCAAAGAATATTATGATTATAGCAACGAAAAGGCAAGAGAGGCCTTATCAATACTAACTAAAGAGCAGATTGAATTAATCAAATTATCTATTGATAAGGGTGGGAGAAGAAGAAAATGAATGATGAGATAGAATGGAATCAAGATAACATGCTCGAAGTTACAATCAAACAACCTGATGATTTTTTAAAAGTAAGAGAAACTTTAACAAGAATAGGTGTTGCAAGTCGTAAAGACAAAACACTATATCAGTCATGTCATATACTACACAAACAAGGAAAGTATTATATTGTACACTTTAAAGAATTATTTGCATTAGATGGCAAGACAGCAACACTATCAGAAAATGATATACAAAGAAGAAATACAATATCTATATTGTTGCAAGACTGGAATTTAATTGATATTGTACATAAACAAGAATCAGAAAATAAAGCACCACTAAGTCAGATAAAGGTTTTACCTTTTAAAGAAAAGAATGAGTGGACACTATCAGCAAAATACAACATAGGCAAAAAAGTAGAAGATGAAAGTACCTAGTTTTAATGAATTTATTAGTGAGGCAGTTGAAACTCCTAAACTAGTAATCATAACAGATGAGCCTGAACAAGCAAAAACTTTTCACACGGCAGATAGACTTCAACAAGAGGCGAAAAAGTTAGGGTGGAAATATTACTTGTATAAACTTACAGGTGGGTATACATCAACAGAAGAAGGTATTAGAAGACTACATAACAAAGATGATAAAAAAGGTTTTGTAGTTGATAAAAATACTATTGCAATATTTAGAGGTTCAGTTGTTCGTAGAGACAGTTGGATGGATATTGTATCTATGTTTGAAAAAGATAAAGTATGTTGTGTAAACAGTCGTAACAGTATAGAAATATGTACAGACAAATACAGAACATCTATTAAACTTGCAGACTTCGGTTTAAGACAACCCAAATCTGCACTAATAACAGATAAAGAAAATGCCTTAAAAGCATTTGAAAACTTAGACACAGACTTTCCTATAATTCTAAAAACATTACGAGGGTCAAAAGGTGTGGGTGTCTTATTTATTGAATCAGAAATAGGACTAGATTCTATTGTACAGTTAATCAATAAACAAGATGAAGATTCTGATTTATTAGTACAAGAATATATTAAGACAGACTATGATGTTAGAGTATTAGTTTTAGGTGGCAAAGTTCTTGCAACAATGAAACGACCTGTAATCAAAGGTGATTTTAGAAGTAATGTATCACAAGGTTCAAAACCAGAAGAATTAAAATTAACAGAATTAGAAATAGAAGAATGTATTAAGGCCTCTAAAGCAGTAAATGGTTTATGGACTGCTGTAGATTTTATACCTTCAAAAAATAGAACAAAAGAACCACCATTTATGATTGAGGTAAACTCATCACCTGGAACAGAAGGTATGGAAGAGGCAACAGGTAGAAATATTAGTAAAGAAATTTTAGAACATTTTTCAGATAAAAAGAATTGGGTACAAGAACCTTCTAAATGTGGTTACAAAGAAGTTATGACAATAAAACCTTTTGGTGATATTGTTGCAAAATTTGATACAGGTAATAGTGGCACGAATGTTATACATGCAGAAAACATGGAAGTAAAAGGTAAAAAAGTAACATGGTCATTATATAATAAAACCATAACATCAGACATAATAAGACAAGAAGAAATAAAAGTTGGTGGTTTAAGAAATTATGATGAAGACAGATACTTAATTAAACTAGATGTACAATTTGCAGGTACAATGTATACAGATGTTGAGTTTACTCTAGATGACAGAGAAAACAGAACACATATATTATTAGATAGAGAATTTATGAATAGACTTAATGTTATGGTAGACCCTAGTAGAAAATATATAGTTACTAGTCCGTACACCATTGACAAATAACAATTTTTATAGTACAATACATTATTAACAAGTGAGGTAAATTATGGCAGATGTGAAGCTATTTCGTTTGACAACAGGCGAAGATGTAATCGGTAAACTTAAAGAGGAACTATTTGATGAAAATGGTATTTCAACACATGTGGTTTTAGAACAACCTTTTGTGATTATTCCACAACAAGAGGCACCAGGTAAACCTGTAACTCTAGGATTTCATCAATATATTCCGTATGGCAAATGTGATGAAGTTACATTTAAACAAGAGAATGTAGTTACAAGTGTTGAACCAACAGATGAATTAACTAAGACATATACACAAAATACAGGTGGTATAGTACAAGTTGAAAAACAGTTGATTACTTAATGAACTTTTATAAAAACTGTGTAGAATATAAAGGTAAGTTATTTGTTAGAGGTATACATGAAGGTCAAGAGTTTCAAGAAAAAATTGACTTTCAGCCTACATTTTTTACATTAACAAATAAAAAATCTAAACATACAAACTTGCAAGGTCAGTATCTACAGCCAACACAATTTGATAGTATTGCAAAGGCAAGAGAATTTAGAAAGAGTTATGATAACTCTAATTCTCCTATCTATGGTATGGAAAGATTTGCATATCAATATATTGCAAATGAATATCCAGAAGAATTAGATTGGCATAAAGATAAAATTAAAATCTTTACAATTGATATTGAAACAAGTTGTGAAGAAGGATTTCCTGATGTAGATAATCCTGTTGAAGAATTGTTATGTCTAACTGTTAAGAATCAAACTAACAAACAAATTATAACATGGGGTACAGGTGATTTTAAAACTGATAGAGAAGATGTTACTTATGTAAGATGTAATTCAGAAAAAGAATTGATAAAAGAATTTATGTCTTTCTGGATGAAAAACTATCCTGATATTATTACAGGTTGGAACTGTAAGTTTTTTGATATACCATATTTACTAGGTAGAATATCTAGACTAACAGACAACAAAGTTATTCGTAAACTATCGCCATGGGGATTAGTTGAACAAAAAGAAATTATTGTAAGAGGTAGACCTAAAACAATATTCAGTATTATGGGTGTTGCAATGTTAGATTACATAGACTTGTATCAAAAGTTTATTCCTGTAAGTCAAGAAAGTTACAAACTAGATTACATAGGTAAAGTTGAATTGGGTATTGGTAAAGATGAAATGCCATATGAAACTTTTAGAGAGTGGTATACAAAAGACTTTCAATCATTCGTAGACTATAACATACAAGATGTAGAAATCGTTGATAGACTAGAAGATAAATTAAAACTTATTGAATTAATATTGACAATGGCATATGAGGCCAAAGTAAACTATGATGATGTATTCTCACAAGTAAGAGTGTGGGATGTTTTAATCTATAACTATTTAAGAAAAGAACATATTGTAGTTCCTGAAAAATCTGAACAAGTAAAAGATACAAAGTATGATGGTGCATATGTAAAAGAACCATTGACAGGTATGCATGACTGGATTGTATCATTTGATATCAATTCACTTTATCCACATTTGATTATGCAATATAATATATCTCCAGAAAAAATAGTAGGTATGAATCCAGAAGGAACATCTGTAAATAAATTACTATCTAGAAAATTAAATCTTGAACATCTAAAAGAAAAAGATGTATGTATGGCACCTAATGGTGCAACATTTAAAAGAGACAATGCAGGTTTCTTACCTAGACTATTAGACAAGATGTATCAAGATAGAGTTGTCTATAAAAATAAAATGATGGAGGCTAAAAAACTTCATCAAGAAACTGGTGATAACAAATATAAAAATGAGATTGCAAGATGTCATAACATTCAATGGGCAAAAAAGATTGCATTG